CGTCTCTCCTTTGCAATCCGAGGGTCTTTCGCAGAAGTACCAGATCATTCACACCACCGACGTAGTGGACATCATGACCGAGCATGACTTCATCGTTACGCAGGTACATTCGATGAAGCCGCGCATAAGGGATCCCCGTGTTGTAGAACATTTTATTCGATTGCGGCACAAAGACTTTTCTCATGAAATTAACGGCACAATCCCTGAAGTGTTAGTAGTCAATTCTAACGATGGTTCAACTTCATTACGCATGGACGCTGCGCTGTTCCGCTTGATTTGCGGGAATGGCTTAATCGTTAAATCCGCTGATATCTATAGGTCTCGGCTCCGCCACGTGGACGTGACTGAGCAGTCAGTTATTGAGGAATCAAAAAAGGTTATCAACGCTGCAATAGAAGCCGCAAAGCGTATTGAAAAGTTTCAAAAGAAAATACTAATGGGTTACGCGGTATATGAGTTTGCATGCGAGGCTAGTGAATTAGCCCTCAAAATTGTAGGTTCAAATATTAAACCAGGAGACCTACTAGTCTCAAGACGAGAGGAAGATGCAGGTGGAGCACTGTGGAATGTGTTGAACCGCGTTCAAGAGAACCTAGTCAAAGGTGGTATTACCTACCGCACCCGAAAAGGTCGGCAGATGACCTCACGAGGCATCACTGGAGCAACGCCGTTAATTCAAATGAATGAACGCTTATGGTCATTAGCGGAGGATTATCTATGAACGCAAATGAACTAGCTGATGAACTTGATAAATCAAGACAAGAACCTTTTACTTCAGAGTATTTAGTAGGTCAAGCAGCCACCATGCTACGCCAGCAACAAGCTGAAATACAAGAATTAAAATTAGCTAGATTGGCTTGTTACGATGTTATGTTAAAACAACAAGCTGAGATAGGAGCATTATTGAAAGAAATACCAGAATGGAAAGAGATTGTCAATAGAAATTGCAATAAACCTAATCCGCATGTAGGTAACTTAGACAAAGAGAAATATGTTTACAAGATGGGCGATATTGACTGGACAAAGGCACTCAAATGAACAAATCAATCATTCCTACCCACACTCTTGACCGCAAGGTCATCAAGTGGGAGGATCATCTCATGTCCCTCACTCCCGTTGAGAATCACAAAGGCATGTGGTTCAAGCGAGAGGACTACTTCAACACGCTCGGTTACGGTGGACCGAACGGGAGTAAGTTACGTCAATTAATCTATTACATGACTCGTAACGCAAAAGGTAAGACGCACATACTCACTGGCGCGTCAATTCAAAGTCCGCAACTCTCAATGTCCGCTATTGTGGGTGCGCACCTTGGGTTACCTTCCCGCATGGTCGTTTACTCAAAACCTGATACCGTACTGCGGCATGACAATCCACGTATTGCGGGTGGCTTCGGGACTCACTTTGAGTATGCCGCCGCGCCGTATAACCCAGTGCTGCAGCGCATGGTTGGTGACTTGACCCGCCCTGACTCCCTAGTAGTCAACTATGGCATTACCGTTGACCATGAAAAACATCCTGAAGATCTTTATGGCTTTCATGACGTCGGGGCTAATCAGACGAGGAACATTCCCGCAGAGGTCAAGACTTTGATTGTGCCCGCTGGCTCATGCAATTCCCTCTGCAGTATCCTACTCGGGCTTTCAAAGGACGCGCACAACATTGAAACACTGTTCACCGTGGGCATTGGACCCAGTAAAGCCCAATGGATTCGGGAGCGACTTGACATTATGGGCGTTGACTTACGACGAATGCCGTTTAAATGGAAGCACTACTCTCTGCATGACACTGGCTACTCAAAGTATACTGACAAATTTAACGGCGAGACCTATGACGGTATAGACTTTCATCCCACGTACGAGGCAAAAGTATGGCGTTATTTGAACCAGCAGGGAATGGATTTTGATGATTCCGCGTTGTTTTGGATCATTGGTTCCCAACCCAAGTTAAGCATAATTGCGCCGTATTTTACGCATCCGTTTAATCCCAACTGAAATGAAGGGTTATTTTAAGCTATGTGATATATGGCTCAGAAAGGGTCAAAAAATATTTTGCCTTTTCTCAAAAAAGTGAGCTATAGTTTTTACATTGCTTCACTAGATGTAAATAATAACCGTAAATAAAGGAAATACAAATGATGACTACCACAACCAAGCGCACATTCAGAGAAACAATTATTGATAACCCAGCCGCCTATGCTGAAGCTACTCGCGCCCGTATCATTGCAAATGCTAACAAGACTTTCTGCCGCACCTATCCTGACTACGCTGATATTGAAGCATTCTTGTCCACTGGCGTAACATTTGACGCATACGAGCGTAAGATTTACAAAGACGGCTTTGTTGGCTCAGTAGCTGCCGCGTATGACAACTACGGTAAGTTGACCGAGAAGCAAGTCGCAGCAGTCCGTAAGTGCATTGCTCAGCGTGAGGCTCGTCGTGCCGAGTGGGCTGACAAGCAGGCAGCTATTGATGCAGCTCGAGAGTATGTTGGCATCATCGGTGATAAAATCGTTTTAACTTTGACATTGAAGAAAGTAATCAATGTTGATACTAATTTTGGACCAATCGGTATTTTTATCTTTGAAGATGCCAACCAAAACGTCATCATCTACAAGGGCGGTTGTGATGCAGTATGGAACCTTGCAGAAGGTGAGACAGTAACCCTAAAAGCTACTGTCAAAGAGCATGGCACTCGGAACGGTGTAAAGCAGACTTTAATTCAACGACCAAAAGCAGTTTAATTTAATAATCTCAATAAAGGAAATATCATGAACCAAATCTCTACAAAATTAGTTAATCAAGCACTCAGCCAATCTGCTCAAATGCAGGATCTTGACCGCCTTGGCTTATTGCAGGCTCAAGCAGCTGAACTCAACGAGCAAATTGAAGCGTTAAAAGACGTATTCAAGAACGCTGGTGAGGGCACTTATGAGGCTGACCTCTACAAAGCTACCGTAACACTGTCTCAGCGCAGCTCTTATGATTATAAACAGCTGGTTGCTGATCTCGGCATCACCAATGAGCAGTTGACAAAGTATTACAAGTCCACCGCTACAATCTCAATTCGCGTTACCGCTAGATAAGAAAGGATGCCCCTACGGGGGCACATTATGAAATACGCAGGTCAAGGTAAAAAAGAATACATTGTTATCAAGTTTGATGATTATCTCAATGACTGGAGAGCCTTTACAAAGCCAGTCACCATTAATCAGGCGGCTTGGATTATTCGTGACGCTCCCGCGCTCAAACTGGACGTAGTGCGCATCAAGAGCTGGAATAAAGAAATCCCAGCATGAAATTAATCTTTACACTTTTGTTTTTACCAGCTATACTTTGGTTTTACGCAGTCGTATTTATTAGCATCCCGTCTTACGTTTTATTTTTGATAACTAAATAAAGGAAATAATCATGTTTAAAGTTCAAGCTGCATATCAAGGTGATCCACGTGGCTTTGTTGAGTTGGTTGGAATGTTTTCTGATTTGAATCAAGCTAAGGAAGCTGCCCAGAAATTTGAAGATCAAGAAGATGCTCCAAATTTTATGTCTTGTGATGTTCAAGAAGTAGCTGTTCCTACCTATTACGTAGAAGGTTCAGTAGTTTCTCGCAATGATTGCATTGAATATTTTTGCACATACAGCGGGTTTAACAGGGATGACGCGATTAATGTTTTCTGTGATAATGACCATCCTGAGAATTGCGATTATTTAAATCAAGAATGTTCAGATATTGAGGTGACCTATGCCTAAAGCATCCAACTTTTTAATGTCCATGTATTGCGGTGATACATTGCTGGACGTATACGGCTACGTGGATAGAGATGAACCCAGCGTAGGTCACGTAGGCGGTATTGACATCGAGGACGTGTGCATTGCTGATACCGATATTAGCGTATGGGAAATGATTCATGCGCTAGACTTTGATAAATTTGATAAACAGGCTCAAGAATCTTGGGGAGACAGAAGATGAACCAGTTAGAAAAATTAGAACAAATCATACGTGAACAGCAAATCAAAATAGACGAGCTTCAGTTTCTACAGGATCATATTATAGAAGAACATCATGTGTTACCTAAAAATTTTACAGGTTGCCTAGGTATACCTGCTTGTAATTTACGTTTAATTTTTAATAAACAAACCAATAAACTTGTTATAGCAGAGGTGATTTCATGAAGAAAATGACTTTAGAAAGATTAGCGGACTTTAAGAACTATATTCCTAAGCCCCATCCTATGCAGCATCGGCTTGATGAGTTCCGCGCTATTCCGTCTTTGTATAGGTTACAGGTAGCAGACTTTAAGATTAAGCTAGAAGGCGAGTATGATCCTGACGTTGAGGACCTAGAGGAATATGAAGAACCCGTATCAAAAGTAGAAGAGGAAGTAGAACCAGACCGCGATTTAATCATGGAGAAAATATATGACAAACTCTAAATGGGAATGGATTGGCGTCATCATCCTCGGTATCGTACTAGGTGTAATGTTTGGTTGGGGGTTTTGATGTTAGTGCCTGACGAACCTCAATATGAATTTTATAAACCACGAGAGTACGTAGGCGGTTGGCAAATCGGCGGCAACTGGACAATCAATGTTATTCAGAAACCGACTGATGAACAAATTAAAAATACGGAGCAGATGTTCGGTTGGAAATGGGTTGACAAATGAGAAACAAATATCTTGACCTGCCGAGTAAGTGGCAGGTGATTGGCGCGGTTTGCATAGGTATTGTGGGCTTGAGTTTTATTTACGTTGTGTTTAAAATTACTATAGGAATAATATTATGTCTGATAAGTCTATTATGAATTGGGAACAGTCTTATGACGATTGGGTCAAGCTGCTTGAACGAGCCGATGCAAAAGATATGCTCAATGACCCAAAAGCCTGTTTTGATGAGGGGTGGCGTCAAGCCGCTATGATCGCCGCTTCAATCGTGCAACACAATCAACATGCAACACCACTTGAAATCGCAGTTTACCTAGAAAGGAAGTTACTTAAATGAGCGCAGAACAATCTGATTTCCAGAAATCATTCTTTGCAAAGGGTACAGGCGGAACTCTGTTTACCCAAAAAGAGTTTGATGATGCACTAGCCGAGGCAAAAGCTGAACTCATCGTTCATGCAATCGAGGCTACAAAATACGCCGTAGTTATTGAGCGTGAAGAGTGCGCAAAGATTTGTGACAAGTGGTCTATTGACCTCGCTGATGCTAACTATAGCGTCGTAGCTGAGGAGATCCGTAACCGTATACCGAGCCAACATATCTAGGAGCAGCTATGAAGCTAAAACCAGAATCAATTCGTAGGCGTATGGACTTCAATGATTTGATGGACAAATATGCACTGCGGATTCAATTGAAGGTAGATCAGAAATTTGAAGACAGAAACCCAGAGGAGATACCGATTGCTGCATGGGTTTATGTTTTTAGCGATAGGGATGTAGAGAGTTTTATGGATCATATTGTGGAGTTCACTTATGACGAAACCTTTAAGATGATAAAGAGAAACGTAGAGGCATTATGAAGAACTTTCTATTCATGGTAATCTTTTTTACGATTGGTTACCTTTCAGGCAATTCAAGCTGCTACGCTCAGAACAATGTTCAAGGAGCGATGCAGTACTTGAATCAGTTCGGTCAGCCAGTGGGTTCAGTTATGCCTATCGGCAGCTCTCAGGTGGTTTTGAGCCAGTATGGGCAACCCATTGGATTTATTATTCCCAGCGTACCTATGCCTGCTCCGTTACCTATGCCCGCCGCTTTACCCATTTTACCTTTGATGCCAGTCCTGGGAGCTATTAAATGAACAATGAACCAGTAGCGTGGATAGACCATAAAGAATTAAATATGACCGTATCTACCAGCGTAACAAGGCATAAGCAATTTGATACTGACATCCCACTCTACACCCATTCAGCAAAGACACTAACAGATGAGGAAATAATTGAATTGTTTGCAGATACAAGATTTGATTCAGAAGAAAGAATTAGATTTGCTAGAGCAATACTAAGAAAGGCACAAGAAAAATGAACAATGAACCAGTAGCGTATGCCATGTTTAAAGATGATGAGTTTTATGATGCTATTCATCCAAAACAATACACAGAACACATTGGAAGCTACACCATTCCACTCTACACCCATTCAGCAAAGACACTAACAGACTTTGAAATTAAAGGTGTTCTTGGATTGGATGAATGTTGGATTGGTGAAGATTGCAGTATTCCTGACATGATTGCATTTGCTAGAGCAATACTAAGAAAGGCACAAGAGAAATGACCACATTTACAACAGAAGACAGAATTGCAGTAGAACAAGGCACTCCGGAGTGGCATCAGCTTAGATTAGGCAAAGTTACGGCTTCTAGAGTAGCCGACATACTGGCTAAGACTAAAACAGGGCCATCCGCATCAAGACAGAATTACCTTATTGAATTA